TGCGTCTACCATTCCGCCACTCCCCGCATGTATCAATTATTCATCCTCATCTTCATCATCTGCTGCTTCCGAACACTCAGTCCAGAATTTGCACTCATCACAATCCTCAAGTGTGTCAAAGTCTTCACCAAATGTTCCACCATGTGGGCATTTAGGAGATTTCTTTTTCTTGTCTTTTTTCTTTTTATCCTTTTCTTCTTCTTCGTCCTCGTCTGTATCGTCTGAGTCCCGGGAAGATTCTTTCGACTTCTTGCCTTTCTTTTTTCCAGTCGTATCGTGGTTCTTCTTCGAGGACTTTTTGCCACTCTTCTTTACATTCTTTTTTTTCTTTTCTGTCTCATCCTCCTCTTCCTCGTCTTCGTCCTCATCCTCATCGTCGTCTTCTTCATCCGCATCATCAGTTTCATATAATGCTTTCTGAAGATTCTCATAGGATTCAACTACAAGAATGGAGTCAAGATCGACCACATCATCAAGAATGTCCTCGTCGTAATCATCTCGATCTTCAAAATCAATTCTGGTCGCTTCAACAAAGGGCTTACCACCCCCTATGGATTTTTCTCCAAAACGAACAGACAGTGTTTTTCCATCTTCAAGCTCTGCAAAACCACCATACTCATCTTTGCCCTCGTTGATCTCTTCATCAAGAGCTTTTCCAAAAAGATGGTAGCTGATATTGAAAAGCTGCACACCTTTATCCTGATCATCAAGATCAATCACATTGTACAGTTCGCGTTCTTTTGCCTTGATGTCTCCAGCAAGTTTTCTATCTGCCTGATCATCACTGTTGTATAAATCTTTCACTTGCTCACAGATGGGGCAGGGTTTATTGATTGTACGGGGACAGAGATATGATTTATTGTTAATACTGAAATGCACCCAGATTGTACGCTGATACCAGAGTTCTCCTTTTTCTGCTTCTGGATGATTTGATACTGATACTTTGTATGGAATCACGTCAAGGCTATACGTTCCTTTTTTAGGCCGGAACTGTTCAGTTCCTTCAGGAAGATCAAGGTACATAGCCCCGCCACGATTCATATTCCGTTCTGCTCTTCTCTTTGCCTTGTCTCTCATTGATGATTTTTTCTTTGCGTCTTTTTTCTTCTTAGCCATTTTTTACCTCTCATAGTTTGTTTTTGTGTTGGTGAGTGCAGTTAGATATTTTATTTTCTCCTTGTATTTTGTTGAGAGAAAACAAGAAGTACACATAGCAATGCTTATTGGAATAATAAAGCAGAGAATAATGAGCAGGATTGCAATCACCTTTATTAAGTCCAAAAATGTTAGATCAATCATTTATTTTTTCTTTTCCTTTCCTTTACTTTTTTACGTGCTTCTCGTTGGGTTTTTCTGGTCTTTTGATATGCTATGTATTCTTGGCGCAAATCACGGGGAACTGACGGTGTGGAAAAATACTGTTGATTTAATAGGACTACGAGACGTTCAAGGGAGGTGCGTTTCTCTGAAATGGTATTAACACGGGTATAGCAACGATTGACTGTGTTCTGAGCTTCATTGAATTCTTCTCTTGCATCTTGCAACTCCGTTAATGCTTTTTGGTAATCAGGATGGATAGTAACTGCTGCCTTAATCGAAGATTCTGTCACTTTCTCAAGCTCAAATGCTTCTGGATTCTGCCTGATCTTTAATTCAAGCGCTGATCTGACAAATTCAAGATGCTCTTTCAAATTCTCAAGTTGTGTCTTTAATTCATTGCGTATTTGTGTTGCTGTGTCAAGTGCATCAGAATATTTATAGAATAGATTAGGTTGATTTAGCCACTCAACATCAAGTGAATCTGGATCAATCTGACGTTCTTCCTCAATTTCTTTTTCATGTTCTTCAAACATATACACTCACTTTCATAATATAGACGTTATGTTCAAAAAGATGTCGAAATTATTTTTTAGCTGTCAATTTTGCTTCGTTATTGTGAATTGTGATTATTACACTGTCAACTACAACTAATATCCATCCACAATATTCTACATAAGATGCTTCTTGAAATCCGTGATTTAGTAATGCCATTACTTTTCTGTACGCTGTTAAAGATACTTTTTCTCCTCTGTTGTACATTTTAAGTAATTTGTTTTTAATTCTTTCATCTGAATATTTAGCCCCTGTTCTTTGTCTGAATCTATCTATTGCATGTTGTGCTACTTCCACATATCTCTCCTTTCTATTTAATCATTTAATTCCTTCCAGCATTCATACACACACTTAACAATCTCATTCTCTGCATCTGTGTTGTACAAGGGCTCACTGAATGTATCAAGAACAATAAAAGCCCATTCCTGTCCATTCAATAAAACGTTTTTAAAGTATCCTCTGATTGCTCTGCGAATTGATTCTGGCTTATCATTCAATCCTTTCAGAATCCCCGCCATTTCTTTCCAGCTTTTTTTCTGTGTCAACGCTCTGCACAATGCAATTGTTTGATGTCGTTTCTCCGCTTCCTGTTGCGCTGCCTTGAGCATATCTTCTTCATCAAGATAAATCACACGTTGTAAAATTTTAAGCGCATCACGAGCATGTCCGAGCGAGTCCCGTGCAATTTGTATTGCGACTTTCTTGGGAAGCTCTATGTCTTCTCTTTCTGCAATGTCAGTCACAAATTCAAACGTCTGTTTCTCAGATAATGTGGAAACCGTGTAATGAACACATCTGCTTTTAATTGTATTGAGAACATTTTGTGGATCAGTTGTACAGAGAAAGAAATAACAATGAGATGGAGGCTCTTCAAGGGCTTTAAGTAGAGCGGACTGAGCCTCATTTTTTTCAGAAGCTCCTCCACGGCCAAGAAGGGCTACTTCATCAAGGATAAATACTTTAACATCGCCTTTCATAGGACGTGTATTCATTGTGCGTCTGATCTGCCTTGCTGTTGCAATGCCAGAAAAGTCTGCAACATCAATTTCTTTTAAATCAAATCTGGAACATTTCAATTCATTAGCGAGTATTCTTGCTATTGTTGTTTTTCCGCACCCCCTTGGCCCCTGTAATAAGATTGCATGAGGTACATCATTGTTGCTAAGAGCTGCTTTGAGAGATTTCTTTAGTACAGCATTCCCAACAAGACTATCAATTGTCTGTGGACGATACTTTCTGGTTAAATCCGTTTCTTCTTTCGGCCATTCTTTAACAGGCTCTTGTTTTGTTTTTCTTTTTCTCGCCATTATTCTTCCTCTACAACATAAAGTTTTGTGTCGGGTTTCCAAGTGCATTTTTCATCATTATAATACTTACACTCATTCCCAAGAGGACATATGCAAAAGGTTTCCATTTCAGATACGTAGTAGTCATCTTCATCTATCATGTCCACTAAGATTTTAAGTGCAGCATAGTCATACACCCAATCTGCAATATCCACTATCTTTGAGAATATCCACAATCTAAATTTAGCCAATATTAATCTCATCCTTTTCTATCCTTTTTATTTCGTTTGGCAGCTTCCGCTATTTTACACCCCACAGTTTTTAATATTTCAGGGGAAGCCTTTAATGCACGCTCTATGTTTTCCATTTCAAGCCCTTCCATTAAAGCTGTAAATGCGTCTGTCAATTCAGCATTACGCTGGTGCAAAGTTGCGTTTTCTTCCTCAAGATCCTGCATACGATCCTTGTTTTGTTGCATTGCAAGTTCATGAAGTTCTGCCTCTTTTTTCAACCATGCTATATTTTCTCTTTTCTTTTTACACCACACGCATTGTTCAGGTAATCGTAGTCCTGATGGATTATTCCCGCCGCATACCGGACAGTATTGTGGTGCTCCGAGTTTTGGCTCCATGGCTATATCTCCTTATTTGTATTTCTTAGCACAGCACTTTTTAAAACTCTTTCCACTGGCACAAGGACATTTCATGCCATTGAGCAATGCCTTCCTTTTCCGTTTGGATAGCGGCTGCAATTCCTTTACCTGTTTCTCGGTTAGTGGAACAAGTTGTCTACCAAGTTTTTGTTCAAAATCCTTTTTAGTTTCTTCATTTTCAAAGTAATGAATATCACCTGTGCGTGTGTCCATCGTCTTGTCTCCTTAATCTCCGGGTGTTCTTCCTATGTAATTGTCAGGGTCATTAATTGCCTGTTTAATAATTTTCTTTTCATGAGTGCGTTTGGTTTCATTCTTTCTCCTTACAATTCAAATTTACGAAATAATATATCCATTCTTTTCAGTTTACTCTCTGGTATTCCAATTACAAAAACTTTTTCTACAGAATTTA